CGTTCTAGAATGCCCAGTTCGTAAACGTAAAAGGTATCTTCAGGTTTTTGAGTGTGGAGGAGGTTCGTGAGAACCCCGACCCCGACCATCAGAAGTAAGACTTCTAGGTGTCCTGGAGATTTTATTTCTTGACAAAAATTAAATGCCTCTGACCACTGGTCACGTTGCTCTAGCACTTTTCGTTACTGGTATGTTGGCCGTGTACGTGTACTTCATGTGGGCGCAGCCCATCATGAACCTCAAGGACAAGAAGGGTTCAGTCGTCAACAACAGCCTCGTGTTGACGGCGGCGATATTCATTCTCTTATTTATTGTGATGGCGATTATGGCCAACTTGGCAGAAAAATCTCAAAACTAAATATAAATGAAACGGGCTAGTGCTCTCCTGCGCCAAACCGCGCCTCTGGCCCGTCGCCTGGCCCTCCTGAACCAAGGAGCGGTTCCAGTTGCCACCCGCCGCCAGGCCCTCTTGAAAAAGATGGGAGTCGCCAAGAGAATACCCGTCCCTTTTTATAACAAAAAAGGCCGTCAGTTTTTTCTGACGATGAAGGGAAAGTACGTGGTGCGGCACCAAGGCAAGTCCCTGTACGGCCTCAAGGCAACCGACCCTCGAGCACCCAAAGCCATCCGTCCCAAAAGAATTCTCAAGTAAAATTAAGATGGTGAGCAGTTCCCCACGGTATGGGCCCAGTGGGTACGGAAATAATCGGATGCCTCGATGGATGCGGTTGCTCCTCGAGGGGACTAAAAAAAGTGTCACGCGGACGCCAGAGTCTCATCGTCTCAGAAGTCCGAGTACCAAAGCAAAGAGAGTCCGTCGCGTTAAAGCCAGGCCTCGTTCATTATCAAAGTAAGAATGGACCGTGTGTTCCTCCTCGATCGCTCCGGTTCCATGGAGTCTTGCTGGGACGACACGATCGGTGGGTTCAACGCGTTCCTCGTCGAGCAGAAGGCTACGGGCGGCACCCTGACTCTGATCCAGTTCGACCACGAGTACCAGATGACCTATGAGCGCGTCAAGATTGACGAGGTCAAGGGCCTGACGCGCGAGACGTACAAGCCCCGTGGCTCGACGGCCCTTCTCGACGCCATCGGGCGCCTCATCAAGGACTGGAAGGGCACCTCTAATCCATCAGTCGTGATTCTGACTGATGGCCAAGAGAACGCGAGCCACAGTTTCACAAAGGCTCATATCAAGGACCTGATCGAAGCCAAAACCAAGGAGGGCTGGACGTTCGCGTACCTGGGCGCCAACCAGGACGCCTTCGCCGAGGCGGGTTCAATCGGTATCGCGGCCGGTTGCACCATGAACTACGACGCGAATCGCACACCTGACGCCATGCGCGTCTTGAGTGCGGCCATGTCCTGCCAGGCCTCAGGCCAGTCCCAGACCGTGGATCTGTCGGCGAAGACCATCTAGAGATCCGTCGTTTGACACCTGATAGGTCGTTTCTAGCTCATCGACAGTAAACTCAATCTCGTGCCGCGTGACGCCTTCGCGTGTAATTTTGATAGTAATTCCACCTCTTACATGAATAGCGTCCACCTCGTGTTTGTACCGTACGTCCGCAATCACGATAGGGGCCCCGTCCCAGTTGTCGAAAAGCCGTTTGACGAAAAAATCGTTCATGGCAAACATTCGCGTCGTTTGTGCCATATGCACCATGGCCGACCGTGGCGAAAATCCCCACTTCGGGTCTACTTGATCCTTGAGTCCTGTTTCAACATCATCGTCGTTCCATCCGTAAAGAACCTTGACGGCGTCCTTTACGGGTTGAGCAAATCTTACGACACGGTGCGTATTTGTAAAAAGGGTCGCAACCGTATCTTTCCCTGTTCGGGCCCTACCAACGAGCCCTATGATTTTAGGGGCCATCTACTATCTAATTAGCTTTCTGTTTTATCTGCTCCGCCAGATTTTCAAGCTTGGTGGCCAACTTGGCGTTAACCGCGTTAGCCGTTGGGGCTGGGGAAGCCGACCCTTTCATAGCGCGAAAAGCCATGAAACCGCTCACAAGCAGACCCAGAATAGAAAACACAAGGGTAAAGATTGAAAACTTGTAGTTTGAGTCCTGAGCCTTTTTGGTATCCGCATACGTCTTGAGCGTAATTGCCGACTGCGCGATGCCGAGTATGAAAACTATAAAAAACATCATTGGAACTAGAGCGTCCATTTTACTATTTAATGACTATTTTTTTCCCGAGAACCTTTTCAGTCTTGCGCCGGGCCCCATTCATGCTAGGGCTGGACCACAAAAGCCACCTGGACCAGAAACCCGCCGTCTTGGCGCCTGAGCGCGTCCAGTTTTCGCGGTGTGACAGACGCCCTCCCGCGTACCCTGCGTGCCGTCCGACGTACCGTTTCATACGCGCCCGGTCTTTGTGGAGAGTATAGTCGGAGTACCCTTTGAGTCCGAAGCTCACGCGGTGACCGTCTGGAAACTCGGCTGTGAACTTGTGCTTCCCGTCACGGGCCCTAGAAACCTTCACGACGTTCATTTCAAGCTAATTCTTATTGAGATATAAATTAACAGAAACAGGATGATGACGTTAAAAACTAAATATCCTGTCAAGTAAGGAAACACCGCGTTGTTTTCTAGAACCATATTAAGCACCTGTCGAGTGAGAGATTCCTCACCATCTGAATCCTCCTGAGGCATGGATCGCTACCTTGTTAAGGACGCCCAAAAAACTAGCCACGATTTTACAAAACTGGGACCGGCCGTGTGCGTCATGGGCAAATCGGGCATCGGCAAGACCTGGACGGTCCGCAAAGAGCTCATGCCCTGTATCGAGTTGACCCCTGACGTGCTAAAGAGTAAACAGGATACGATTGATTTTTTGAACAAAATTCATGGTACAGAAACACCTGTGATAATAGACGAGTACGAGTGTATCCACGACCTGGTCGGCCTCCGTGAAATCACCGGACCCCCGACCAACGGCATCTTTGTAGTCATCTCCCAAATCCCCGTCAAATTTAGTTTTGAAATTAACACGTACGAATTTCCGGTACCGAGTCCTGAGACAATCAAGGGCCTCTTTCCAGGTGCCAGTGACCACGTCATCGCCACGTGCGGAGGGGATCTGCGGCGCGTCCGCCAGAGCCTCACGTTCAAGTCTGACGAGAGGGATGACTTTATGGGACCCCGGGAGTTTATAGCCAGCCTCGTATGTCGCTCTGGGTCCGAGGTTCCCGCCAAATATGTAGGGCACCCCGTTCAGGAGCCAGGGAACATAGCTTCAATTTTACATGAAAATTACCCTGACTCGAAAGGGCGCATGGATATAATTTCAAATCAGTTAAGCGTAGCCGATATTATAGAAACGCGGGTCTACGCAGGGGACTGGGACCTCTTGTCCTACTTCAATCTGTGGGGTTGTATACTTCCGGCTACGGAGATTGGTCATACTCTCAGCAACAACCTTCGACCCGGCTCCACGTGGACCAAGTACCAGAACATGTGTATGCGTCACAAAAAGATCCAATCAATTTCGAACAAAATTCCTCACCAGAACTTGGACCTCGAGGCCCTTCTTCTCATCCGGACCCAAATAGAGAAGGGCGATTTCAAAACCTTTTTTGAATACGAGCTCGAACCTTCGGACATTGACATCCTGAACCATTTGAGTCCTCTGACCAAGTTAAAAGCAAAGACCATTTCTTCACTCAAGAAGCAATGTGCGGAAGCAGTTGCGAACCGTGCCCAGAAGAAGAGTCCTACGTGAAGGTTCAGGGTTCCGATGTCTACTTCCATTGTGAGGTTTGTGAGACGACGGTCCTTGAGCTCAACATGAAACTACGGAAGCTGGCTCTGGAGCTCAACCACAAGTACCTTGACCTCGGCATCGCAAGTCGCCCTGAAATCCGCATTTGGATTCGAAGCGACGGCGGCGATCTTCACTCCGGTCTGAGCGCCATGGATGCGATTCGGTCCCTTCGCAAGATGGTCAAGGTTCGGACGATTGCTGATGGCGTGTGCTCTTCGGCAGCCACCTTCATTTTGCTAGGTGGCCGGACCCGCCACATGACTGAGAACTCGTACATATTGATTCATCAACTCAATATGGACGGAACTTGGGGCAAGTTTGAGGACTTCAAGGACCAAATGGCCAATCTGTCCCAATTTATGGATCGATTTAAGGATATTTATACACACGAAACTCGAATTCCAGACAAAGAGCTCAAGAAGCTCCTGAAGCGTGACGTGTACATGGACGCGTCACAGTGTCTGGAGTGGGGGGTTGTGGATGGGGTTTGGTCTTAGGATCTCAAGGGTGAGTCCCTACGGGACGAGGACAGTTCCTTCGGAACTGGGACTACTCCTCCTTCGTACCTGGCTCTGGAATAACCTCTGGCCCAGCCTCCACAACTACGGGGGCGGCTTCAGGAGTCTTGACCGTGGCGGGTACGATAGTTGGGAACTTGATAGCGCCCTGCTGGAACTTCTCAGTAAACTTCTTGTACAGGAAATAGCCAATCACGAGAATCGCGACAATCGCCACGATGTTGAACACGTTGAAGGGCGACTTGGACGTAATCTCCTGAACGGCCGCACGTTTGACGTGGTCGACGACTGGAGCGCTCATTAAAGAAAAAATAGGTTTTTTCCAGGCCAGGGGGGCGCGGTCCCTGGTAATTTCAATTCAAAATGTGTGAACTGGATCGCATCTGGACCGAATTCGATGCGTGCCGACCTCAGCCAGAGCCCGAACTCAAGATTAGGGAGCACGCGGATTACACGTGTGAGCATTGTGGTGGCGCCAAACAGTACGACGTTTTCGACGACTTGCCAGTCTGTACGGGCTGCGGCCGGGTCGATTATCAGTTTGTTTGCGAGGAGCCCGAGTGGCGCTCTGGAGGCGACGAGGGAAAGGCGGATCCCTCGCGTGTAGGTGCGCCCGTGAACACCGACCACTTCTCGGCCGCCTGGGGTTCCTCGACCATCATGAGCGTCGCCAAACAGGCTTCGTATCAGCAAAAGCGTCTGGCGATGATCAACCTTCACACGTCCATGAATCACAAGGACAGGGCTCTCTTCCACGCGTACCAGGACCTGGACAAGGTGGGTAAGCAGGTTCTGGGTCTTCCAGACAGCGTGATGTATCAGGTTAAAATCAAGTACAAGGCGTTCAACGAGGCTGTTTTGACACGTGGGGCTGTTCGCAACGGCATCAAGGCCAACTGCGTTTTCCAAGCCTGTCGCGAGTGCGGCGTGGCGCGTACGACCAAGGAGATTGCCGACGCGTTCGGAATCCCGGCCCGTGACCTGTCCCGTACGTTCGACATGTACCAAGAGCAGCTTCCCGAGACCGAGGTCCACGTGACGGGCAGTGCGCACCTGGTCCCACGATTCTTCAACGACGTGACGTGTGTACCCATGGACCAGAGGGGCAGAATCAAGATGAAGATTATCAAGGTTTGCAAGGAGCTCGAGGATTGCGTTGAACTTCAGGGACGGACACCGAAGGCTGTGGCAGCGGCCATCATGTTCGCCGTCTTGAAAGAGTCGGGGTTCAGCCCAGACAAGAATGAGCTTTGCAGAATTTGCGATGTATCGGCGCCGACTTTGGGAAAGATCGAGACGATCGTGCGCAACTTAAGGAACACTTGAGTTTAAGGTGTAATGAGTGGAGTGACACTTTTCGTAAGCACCCCTTGCTACGGAGGGGTTTGTCTCCAGGCGTATGCCGAGTCCATGCTTCGTCTCCAACGCACGTGCGCGGCGAATGGCATCCAGATGATGCTTGACACGACCGAAAACGAGTCTCTCATTCCTCGTGCTCGTAACTTGGCCGTGGCGCGCTTCTATCAAAAGACGCAGGCGACTCACTTTCTGTTTATCGATGCCGACATTCACTTTGACCCCGAGTCTGTGATTCGCCTCATCAAGTCCGACCACGACGTGGCCGTGGCGTGCTATCCCAAAAAGTGCGTGATGTGGGACAGCGTCGATGAGCATCTGAAAAGTGGTGGGACGGGTAAGGACCTCGCGCGCGTCTCTGCTTCTCTCGTCATGAATTTCAAGTACCAAAATACCCAGATTCTCAATGGGTTTGCAGAGGTGCTTGACGGCCCCACGGGCTTCATGCTCATCAAGCGTGACGTGTTTACCAAGATGCACGAGCGGTACCCCGAGCTCGAGTGTGTCAATGACCATCAGAATCGCGACCTCGACAAGTATTTTGCTGTGCTAGACTGTATGATCGACCCAGAGTCCAAGCGGTACTTGTCCGAGGATTACGCCTTTTGTCGCCGATGGCAAATGATGGGTGGGAAGATTTACGCCGACGTCATGACCGTCCTAGGCCACGTAGGTAACATCCGGTTCATTGGGAGTCTAGAAGAGCGGCTTAAGGCGCAGGTGAGTGTTTAGGGGTATGGAATTTGAATTCGCAAAAGGTATCATTGGAATATGTTCACCTGAACACTTCGAAGTAATAAAATCGCTTCGCCCCACTCTGAGTTCAAGATACAAATACCCTGTTATTAAATTAGATGGACGTATAATGACTTTACATAAATTCCTATGGGTAAACATAATGAAACGTGAAATAAGCAAGGGAATTGTTATCGATCACGTCGATGGTAATCCTTTAAATTTCACTGCTAAGAATCTTCGTGCAGTATCGTATAGTGTTAATAACCATAACAGAGAAACTTCTGGTAACAAACATGGGTATAGAGGAATCTGTATCAATGGAAATAGATGGTCGGCTAAATACGGGATGAAACATTTGGGAAATGCGGCAACTCCGGAGGAGGCGGCTAGGATATGGGACGCGTATATAATAAAACACGTTGACTATGATAGTATTCATCTCAATTTCAAATATACTAAAGAAGAAAAAGAGTCTATTCCATCTCATTCCGAACCGCAAGTGAAAAGAGGGGATGATTTACCACCCGGTGTCTATGTATCTCAAAGAAATGGAAAAGATTACTATAGTATAAATATAGGAAGAAAACAAGTTGGATATACTTTTCTTCGCGAAGAAGCAATTAAAATGGCCGAAGACTATAGAGACGCTGTAGAACGGGAGAAACGAGAGAAACATTATAACCTTCCGGTATTGAGAAATGAAGTAGGTGATGCAATCATACCATTATCTGGTAAAAATGGATATAATAAGTTTGCTATAGTTACAGATAGTACATGGCATGACCTCATGCTTTCTTCTTGGTATGTCGGTCCAGATGGTTACCCGGCGTCGAGAAGGGATAATAAACTTTGGCACATGCATACATATTTGACTCGGTTCTGGGTTCGTGGAGAAAATGACGTGATAGTTGACCATATACAGCCAGGTTTTGAAAACCGTCTTGATAATCGGCTCGATAATCTTCGTTTAGTAAATTATTCTCAAAATGCTTCAAATTGTATAAGACAAAAACAAGAGTCTGAACTTGAAACTGGAATTATCCGAGGAACTACCGATAACGCATTCGTTGTGCGATTTCGGCGAGATGGTGTTTTTCACAAAGCTTATTTCTCATTTGGAACAGAGGCGGAAAATTTGGCACAGGCGCGGGACTTTCTAAATAACCCTCGTGAGTTAACTGATGAAGAAAAATATGAACGGCAAACACAAATCAGGGCTAATCAGAGTTTACGACAAAAGGGAATTCTACACGCGTCTCCTCACACGAGGAAGAATCCAGAACATAATAATCTTCCAAAATACATCTCAATTCATCAAGAAAATGGACGAGAATGTGTCGTTGTTTCGCACCACCCTACTCTGGCCAAATGGAAACAGTCAAAGAAAAATGTTCCAATAGAAACAAAGATTCAACAAGCTATTCACTATATAGAATTTGGGCTTAAAACCTAGCCCCTCCTAAACTTCAATGACCGTCCTTCACCTGTGTATGGTCACAAAAAACAAGTCCATCAGCGCCACGACCCTTCATACAGCGATGAATCTCCACATGCTCTGTATGATGCGCGGAACTCACTTGGAGATTCACTTTGTGGAGAACAAGTCGACCCTGCCCAAGATTATCAAGAGTGGTGAGCGCATCTTTTGGATGGACTATGGAACAAATTTGAATCAAGAAATCCTTCACAAGGTTCTGGACCCATTCGACAAGGGCGTCCAGGTTCTTGTATTTCCGTCAGTGCTCGAGGGCATCAACTGGGAGCAGTTTGAGAAAAAGACCAAGGCGGGCTCGACCGAACAGGCGTCTCAGCGCGGTCTGAACTTTGACACCGAGGTGGGCAAGAAACTGGCACCCGGTCTTTACGAGTGTACACGGACCGCAGCACGTGTATGGGCCATGGACGCCAAGCCCGTCGACAAGAAGATTCGGGGTGGCAAGGACCCCGTCAAGCTCCCACTCGACAACAACGAGGAGATGTTCGGGACCCTTTCCAAAATTGGAGTAAAAATTGGTGTGGCGTCCGAGGCACTAGTGGTGTGCCACTACGTTCACGAATGTTTTGGAAATATCCTCGAGGCTGCGGGTGTCAAGTTAGAGCCTTGAACCTCTTAGAGACTACCCACAAACTTAAACTATGAATGAACACATCCGGGAAGCCTGGAGATCGACCGATGCCAGTAGATTTCCAGGCCCCCAACCCGTTTCCATCGAGCGAAGGCACTTTGCTCTCTTGAAACGCCAACCCTATTTTGTGTGTGAAAAGACTGATGGAGTCCGGCAGTTTTTGATAGGCGCACCCGAGGGCACTTTTATTGTGAACCGCGCGTTCCAGGTTGAACCCGTGAAGATCAGGATCCCAAAAGACACTTTGCTCGATGGGGAACTCGTGAAGCTCAAGAATCAAAAGATGGCTTTTGTCGTTCATGATGCGGTGCTTATCAAGGGGGAAAACGTGATGAGTCTACCGCTCGACCAGCGTCTTGAAAAGGCCCGGGGCGTGACCAAGGCCATCATCAAGACTGCGACGGCACCTTTCGAGGTGAGGGTCAAGAAGATGTACAGACTTTTTGAAGAGTCAATTCCGGATCTAAATTCATTCGACTATGAGACGGACGGCATCGTCATGACCCCCATCGAGGAACCTGTCCGTATGGGTACTCATGAGACGATGTTCAAGTGGAAACCCCGTGAGCGTATCACAATTGATTTTCAGTTACAAAATGGGTTCGAACTTTTTGTACAGGATCGGGGGGAGCTGTACAAAGAGGCTGAACTTCACACAAGGAACGTACGCAAAGACCTGCCCGACGGCACCATCGTAGAGTGCGGATACGGTGACCTCGGGTGGTTTGTGGAAAAGGTCCGGACCGACAAGAGCCACGCCAACAACCGCCGCACGTACTTCAGGACCATCGTCAACATCAGGGAAAACATCCAGATCGAGGAGATTACGGGCGATACCAAGCTTGATAGAATTCACCCTTGAAATTAATAGGCTCGTTTATCTCGCGCACAGTTTCGTCGTCTTTTAGGTACCACTTGTCAAAACGTCTCACGAGTAAAGCGTAGTGTCCCCCCCTCTGAATCCCCTGATGTAGCACGCACGCAAACAGTTTCCGGCCCTCAAACTCGAAAGGAATTTCGATTGGAAATTTGTAATCATACATCGAGAATGAAAAGCTCACGATTCTGGGCCACTTGGACACCCGATGACGCACGGCGGCCGTCTCGTGTGTCTTCCCGTCCGAGTCTACGTACCCTTCGATAGGCTGGTCCTCGAAGCGGTCGTCGAGTAGGTCCTGAAGGCGACACGGCTCACTCACGTCCAGAACGAGCGTCGTAAATGGAGTTTTCACAGTCGACATGCCTGTTTCCCAGCACGTCTCCTGTGCATCCTCCCCGTTGAATATTTCCTGTACGAGCTCCTTGCCTAAAGACTTTTCAAAAACGTCTATGAGCAAAAGAATAACCTCTTGGGCGTCGTGTTGTTGTCCACCCGCGAACTGGGGGAACCTGACTCTGAACGCACCGAGCAAATCACTCGGGCTCACTGGTTCGGTTCGGTCTTTCAAAAATAATTCACGAACCAATTTCTGATATTCACGGGTGATGTCACATGGCCCTTCGTACGGTGGCAGTGAAAAAAGGTGCTTTGTGAGCGGCGGAACGTGGGCGAGACATTGAACTGCAGTATTGAAAAAGCACGTGTTGCCGAGGTTCCAAAGTCCTCTCATTCCCTCTTAAAAGGTTCACGCGTTATTTCTCTAAACAAATGAGCGCTCACCCGATGTCGCGTCCTCTCTTTGCCAAGTGGGAGCCCCTGATTCGCCAACACGCGAAGAGGCCCTGTACCGAGATTGAGTTTCGGTTCGGTCGTCCTTCTGGAAAGGGTCTTGACACGAATGTGGGTCACGAGACTTTTCAAAAGGTCCTGAAGGCCCTGAACAAGTACGACGGCTGGGAGTCCACGAAACACACAAACGCGACTGTGTATTATTTCGAAGGTAACAAGCGCCTGTCGGTCGATGAGGAGACTGACGAGCAGATTGGGCAGATCAAGCGCCGCGTCCTCGTCGACGACTTTCCTTTGGAGTCGGCACCTTTTGATGTGCGGCTCGGAATCAGCACTGAGGAGCCGTTCGAGTACGACGGGGACGAGACGAGCACCAAGCAAACGACCAAGGAGCGTTGGTCGTTTGTGAGGAAGAATCTGTCAATCGACATGACCATCGTGCAAGGTACGCCAGATGACAAGGATTCTGATGAGGACACGACGTACCAGATTGAGATGGAGATTATCGACCCCTCTCAGATTACCGACGACGATAATTTGTTCAAAATTCTTCACAAGATTTTCGATCTTATGAACTGTATCTAGACTGCTACATATTTGAGCCACTTGTTCTTGAACTTGGCGTTCAGACCTCTACGCTCCAGGCCCGCCCATGTGTATTTGTTAGTTGGTCCAGTCGGGAAACCCAGGTTTGTGATGGCGTTATTTAGGTTCTGAATTGCCGAGCGGTTGCGTGGAAGGGCGTACTCGCCCAGGATCCGCGTGTTTTTGGGTTTGGGGCTCTTCTTGGGTGGCGGGGTTCTCTTGGGAATCGAAGGGGTCGCCCGACGTTTGGGCACGTAGGCGGGAATGACGCGCTTCTCACCAGTGATGGCATTCTCCACCTCACGTGCGGCCCGAGCGGGGCTCATGGGCACCTCACGGTTTATCCAAGTTCTCACCGCCGCCTTGATATTCTTCTGTGCAGGTTTGGGTTTCTGGAACATCAGGGTCGTCACCAGGTTTTTGTACTTCTGAACCTTGTTGGACGGCATCCAATTTGGAACCTTAATTCGGGCAATGTACCGAACCTTGGCCGACTCATTCTTGCGTTCGGCTGTCGTCTCCTTGACGAACTTCTTATAGGCCCGGTTAACGTTAGCCTTGAGGGGCTTACCACGGACGCCCACCGGCAGCTTGGCGTAGACCGTGTTCAGGAAAAGAGCCTCGTTCCCTGTACGAGAAAGATTGCCCAGGTTCGAACCGAGACGTGCCGCATACTCCAACTCGAGTTCGAACCTGTTGTTTGATTCGTTCGGTGAAGGAGCCTTCTTCTTTTTCGGTGGAGAGGGCGCTGGCGCGGGTTCTGGAGCTGGGCGCTTACCTGCCGCCCAGGCTCGGAGCGTGTTGAACTTGTTCGCCTTCGCGGTCGCGTTATACGCCGAATGTAAATTGGCTGGAAGGAAAGTCTTGGCGATCTTGTTCTGCTCAGCCACTGGTATGGTAGCCCAAGCCCGGTGCGTCTGAATACCCTCGCCCGTCGTCTTTTCCACCCGCCCGTTATTCATGAACTTGTAGAATATGCCGTTCACTAACACATCATATGAACGATTCAGTTTGTTTGCGACCCCCGCCTTGCTCTGAATAAGGGCTATGATGGTGGCTGGCGCCATCTTCGAATTCGCCTCGGGGATGCCCATGTTCCTGGCGATGCCCAAAAGCTCAGCCTTGGTGAGGCGGGTCGCCTGGCGATTGTTGATGCGCAGGACGCGATTCAGGCCCATTTTCACGACGTGCTGTAGTCCAGGTTTGAACGACTCATTGCCTAGTGTCATCACGTTCGTCTTGACGTTAGCAGGAATCTTGAAAATCTCACGGACCGCCGCAGGGATGTTGCGTCCCGCCTCCGTGTACGCCTTTATCACGGTCTTGCGACCCGATGCAATACCAGCGGGAATTGCGAACCAATACGGCTGCTTGCCTGGTCCTGGGCGCACGTAAAAGCCCGGCTTGGTGGCGTTCCAGCTCGGCGCCCGGCGGTTCTTGGGTCCAGCAGGGGTCGCCGTGTTTACATTTTGAATCGGAATTCCGAGGTTTCGGAAGATCTTCAGTGTATGAGCAGGTACAGGAACCCCCGCCTTTTCATACGCCTTGGCCACCACGACCGCATTCTTCTTCGCGAGTCCCATGGGACCTTTGTTGAGCACTTCACCCGTCTGAGGCTCTTTCTCCATCTTGCGCCATTTGTAGAGACGGGGCTTCCCGTTCGTGCCAGGACGCACGTAAAACCCGTGGGGTGGCTTGACGTTCCACGAGGCGACGAGAGGGTAACGGTTCGCCAACTTGGCCTTCTTGTTGCCACCCTTTCCAGGTTTCTTTATCGCTGGAGAATTTGCGAGATTGAATGCCAGGAACGGCACCATCTCGTGCTTCTCAAAGAGCTCCTTGAAAAGCTGTTTAGGCGCCTCGCGTTCGGATGGGTCCTTGATACCCGTGAAAAGTACGGTGCCGTTCTTAAAGAACTGGTAGGTCCACTTGGGATTGGCGAGTTTCAGGACCGTCACGGGAAGGGCAATATCTCCTTTATAACTTACATCAGCACCAGGAATCTTTCTGAGCTCGTCTTTGAGGTCCTCGAGGGCGATCGACCTATTTATGTAGAAAATTCCGTCAATCTTTTTGTACGTCGGAGGGGCCTCGAGGAGAATCTTTGGGGCCCAGCCATTCTTGACGATGGCCAAGAGAGCCTCCTCATAGTTGCCGAGACCCATGACGTCAAAGTACTTGTCGGTGAAGACGATAGTCTGCTGACCACGCTTGGCCACCATTTTCTTCACATCATCCGTTTCGCCTATCCACCCCTGACCAGCCACCCACCGCGCCACGGGCTTTTTAAAGTTCTCCTTGTAGCCCATGATTTCAGAGAACCCCTTGGGGGAGGACTCGAATACACGTTTAAAATTAGTTGGCAACTTGAACGTCACAATCTTGGCCGTGAGAGCCGAGGCTGAAAACTTCAAGGGTCCTTGGGTATTAGTGAAAACACGCTTGGATCGCCACAGTCTCTGAAACTTGACGATCCGAGCCTGCTCCAAACGAGCCTGCTCCCCGAGAGGATCCATTACTATTTATTACATTTTAATCCTGAGACAAAAAGTCGAGACCGAAGATGAAAGGCTGTGTAGAATACGCACTTCCGTTGTAAATCCGCGAGTCCATCCGGACCTCGAGCTCTTTCGCGCTGAAGGGACCTGCGTAAAAGTCCTGATTGAACCGATGCGTCCCCAGGTTGTTCTGTTTGCAGTGCTCGTTGAACCGAGCGATGAAAAGCGACTGAGGCATGAATAGGTCCGGGCCAAACTTGAACTTTTCCGAGCACAGGAAGTGCTGGAGCGCGTTTGTGACCGTCGCAATCTGGCTCTGGACCGTCTTGAAGTACTTGGGTAGCACGTTCCAGATGTCCTTGTCAGCGTACTTGTGCGCGTAATCCAGATAGGCCCGTAGACACTTGCACAGGATGGCGGGAATCTCCTGCTCGAGCTTCTGGTCCAGGTGCGGGTCCGCCTCTGAAACCTGACGGCCAAAGTTCCACGTGGCCAGGCGACGCAGGATAGACCCAGAGTTGTCCTTCCAGTTAGGGACCTCATTTCCTCCCAAAATTCCAGGCGTCTTCCACTGCATACTCAGGGCCGTCTCATTCTTGCGCGCCACAGACACATCCTCACCTGACACGAGCGACTGAAACTCGGCCTGCTCGAGCTGAAGGTCACCCTTGATCTCAGGGCTGATGAACATGAACCCGCGATAGATGCTCTGGAGACCAAACTTCTTCTCGATGTTGTTCGAAAGGGTTGCCACGTCCTCACACTCGTAAAACAGCTTACAAACCTTAGTGATGAGCGTCGACTTGCCTGAACGCGCGATACCCTTCAGGAAGGGAATCACCTGCCAACCGTCCAGCTCGTTCACCTCAAAGCACAGACGGCCGCAAAAGACATACATCCACTTGCAGACATCCGTCTCGAAGCGCTGATAGTCGAGAACGCGCTGCATGTGGGGTGTTGGAATGTCGTACCAGTCCTCAACCTCCTCGTACGGGTCGAACGGCAAGTCAAAATACTTACAGCTCACGAGGGTCGGATCGAGTTCCCGGAAATCCTTTGAACTATAGGGGTAAAACTTGATTCGGTACTTTTGGTTCTCCACGTCCCAGTCTTTGCCGACCAGTAGGCCGTTCTGGAACGACCACGTGTGCCGATCCTTTTTGATTTCTGGAAACTGAAAATCCTTGCAGTTTGTGAGGTGACGTACGACGTCGCCCACGAGACCACCGCGGCTCGTCAGGTTCTTCCACATCTCAGGGTTGTCCTCCTTCTGGGTCGCATCGTAGACAAAGTCCTTGATCTCCTTGACCGGCTTCCAGGCGCGGGTGTTGCGAATCTCTACACAGCACTGGTCTCGGTACCGGCGATAGCCTTCGTCATACGCCTGATGAAGCAGAAACAGAAGAAGCTTCTGATACGGCGTGTTTGACTCGTCATCCTTCAGTGACGAATCGCTGTTGTCGATTGCCAGAGTAGGGTTGTTGATGCGGTTGAAACGACGGTCCCAGATTCGGAACTGCTCAAACATCTCCTGACGGTCGACAATCAGCCGACGGACCCGAAATTCGAGCGTAAATTCCTCACCGTTCACATCCTTACTGGGACGCTTGTTGGCGTCCAGGTTATCCACGCGCGTCAGGAGGGTTCTGCAGCTGTTGAGGAAACGATCCTTGCGCGTCTTGACGTGTTCTACTATATAGTTCCGAGGGTAACCGTCCTCGTCACGTTCCTGGTCATTCAGAAACAACACATACGCCCACGACTTGTCAGCCGCGAGTGTATTTGCTCGAATGTGAAAACCAGCTTCGGTCTCTGCTTGAGTTATTTTAGACTCAAGTTCCTCGATCGTCCACGAGTTGATTTCAGAGCTCTGGTGTGCCAACCGGATCTCCTCAGCGTGTTCAGGAGTCACCTCCTTTTCGATTGTGTGGACTTTCTTGGAGCTTGACATTACTAAGAATGCGCCAGACTTTTTTAAGCGGTGGCAGGGGGCTGTGCGCACTCGCACGATTTACAACCATTTTTACCCAGGGCGCTCAGAATCTTGACCAGAATTTTGTTCTGCATCTCCAGGTTCAGGGCAATCTTCTCGGTCGCGTCCTTCAGGCCAACCAGGGCGGTCGCGACCGTCTCACCGTCCTCGGTCGCCAGGAAGGCACCCAGAGCCTCCATCGGGTCGCCAAAGTCCATCTCGTCCATCTCCTCGGTCTCGTCCAGGTCCTCTCCGAGGTCCTCGTCCTCCTCGTCTTCCTCAGGTTGGCTTGGTGGTGGGGGGCGTGGTACACGAGACATTTAATAGGGCACCAGAAAATCGCCGCGTCGCCTGGGCGCGAACTTCCAAAATTTTTTTCTTGGGGTATAGTACCAAAGTACTCATGGCGGGTGGCCTTATGCAGCTCGTTGCCTACGGCGCTCAGGACGTTTATCTGACCGGTCAGCCCAAGGTTACCTTCTTCCAGGCGGTGTACAAGCGCCACACCAACTTTGCGATGGAGAACATCCAGCAGACGGTGAACGGCACCCCATCCAACAGCGGCCGCGTGTCCGTGACCATCGCCCGCAACGGCGACCTGGTCGGCAACATGTACGTGGCTCTGCAGCCAACCCTGGCTGCCACTGGCAACCTGACCTCCACCAACGGCGCCGCCGGTTTCGACGTGTGCTGGGTGGCTGAGCGCGCCATTGCGGCCGTTGAGCTGACCATCGGTGGCCAGCGCATCGACAAGCACTACCAGACCTGGTTCCGTCTGTACGCCGAGTGCTTCCTGAACGAGGCGGACAAGATCAACTACGGCAAGCTGACCAGCACCCAGCTGAACGACACCACCAACAAGAACTACGTGTACCTGCCCCTGCTGTTCTTCTTCAACCGCAACCCAGGCCTGTACCTGCCCCTGATTGCCCTGCAGTACCACGAGGTCCGCCTGGACTTCGACCTGACGTCCACCTTCACCAACTACTTCGGCGCCTCTTCCCAGGTGTTCGAGGTGTGGGCCAACTACGTGTACCTGGACACTGAGGAGCGCCGCCGCTTCGCCCAGAAGGGTCACGAGTACCTGATCGAGCAGGTGCAGCACACCGGTGGCGACAGCATCACCGCCACCTCCCAGACCGTGCGCCTGTCCTTCAACCACCCAGTGAAGGAGCTGGTGTGGTGCTACCAGAACACCACCTCCACTGCCACCAACAGCATGTGGAACTTCTCCACCAGCGCCCAGAACGTGAACGTGACCTGCAACGTCGCCCCAGCCCTGGTTGGCTGCATGCTGCCACACCACGTGGGTGCTCCCCGTCTGTTCGGTGGCAACACCGCCTCGTCCTCCAACATCTTCTGGATTGAGGAGGGCACCGCCGTGGCTGGTGCCGCTGGTAACGAGGTCGGCCCACTGAAGGACTTCAAGCTGGTGCTGAACGGCCAGGACCGCTTCAAGGAGCAGCTGGGCAAGTACTTCAACCAGTACCAGCCATACGTGTACCACTCGGGTACCCCCTACCCAGGCATCTACGTGTACTCCTTCGCCCTGCAGCCAGAGGAGCACCAGCCAACCGGCACCTGCAACTTCTCTCGCATTGACAACGCTCAGGTCGCACTGAACCTGAAGGGTCTGTCTGCGCCTCTGCAGAAGATGTTCGCAGTGAACTACAACATCCTGCGGATACAATCCGGGATGGGGGGCCTCGCCTTCTCCAACTAAATGGGAGGGCTTGCATACATTATATTTCGTATGGGTGGTTAAACCACTCACCAAAAATACGGGCAAGAGCAAATGGTCTTCGGACCGGGCTTCGGCCCCAAGAACTTTAACAGAGTTCCTGGGACCGGTTTAAAGAAAAGACCCCCTATATGTTAAGGATGGCGGAACAAACCAAAAAATGTACAAATTGTACTCGAGCTCCACAACCTCTTTCGGAATTCGAAGGGGTTCGTGGTCCATGTAACACATGTAAAAAGTGCCGTGAGAAAAATAAAGCTAGAGACGCGGATCCAGAACGTCGGGAATATCACGCAAAACTCAACAAAGAAAAGAACTATTCTAAAGCATTTCGTGAGCGTAAGAAAAACGGCGAAGTCAAACCAAAAGAGCATAATATGCAGCAAACATGTGAATGGGCTAAAACAGAACAAACAAAAGACAGAGTGTCTCAATGGAAAAAGCTCAATATTAAAGATAGACTATCGGGTATACGGAGAACGGCGGAACAAAAAGGCATAGAATGGCACCTGTCAGACGAAGAGGCTGAAAAAATGCTCACAAGCTCATGCGTTTACTGTGGTCACTTGGACCTTGAAGTCCGTCTAAATGGAATTGACCGACTTAATCAACAGGGAAGTTACACAACAGAAAACACCGTTCCGTGCTGCTGGACGTGTAATTTTATGAAGGGGTGCATGGACCCCATGACTTTTATTGAACAGTCCAAGAAAATAGCTCAATGTACGTATAACTTTCCTGAAGTTCCTCGTCAAGTGAACATTAGACCTCGTAAATCTACCGCCCCACAACCTGCCACGACCCCGACAGAGCCGCAAACTCTTCCTCAATGACGACAGCCGTTGATTCAGGATCAAAATAGGGGCTACAACAGAAAACATCGATATAAATCTTGTTCAGCTCGGGGTACGTGTGAGCGCTAAAGTGGCTCTCAGAGAGCACGAGAACTCCAGTGGTCCCTTGGGGCTCAAATTGGTGAAAGGATCGGCCCACGACTGTGAACCCGCACCTTTCAGCGATTCGATTCATAATTCCCTCCAAATGATGGGACTTTGAGACCCACACACCTTCGATGTGTCCGATGAGGTGCTTCATGTTACTTTAGTGGTTGGTTATTTTATATGGAATTAGCGCCAGTCCAAGTACGACGAACAGGAGCGCAAAGAATGGACGACCCATCGTCTGGTCCTGGTTGTTCTTCATCTCAACGAAGTTGGCGACGCCCAGGCCCAGGAACATGAGCACAAAGAGGCCCAGGAAGATGGTATAAAGGTCAACGGCCATTTATATTAATAAAAGATTAAAATAAATGGACGAGCTGGTGAAGAACAAGACCATCACCGACGGGGCGCTCGTGAAAGCTGTGACCTCCCTGATGCCCGGTGAGAGCATCGAGAAAATCCTGGACGCTGCTCGGGAAGTGAACCTAAAGCGCGTTCTGAACACCGTAAAGGCTCGTGGGTACGAGACGGTCATACACCTCGTGGACGAACTCGAGTCTCACGGTCTGACACCCGAAGATATCACGACCGTCCTGACGTGGACAGGGGACCCTGAGGCGAAGATTCTTGTCGAGTCTGGACTTTTGAATTCTGTTTTAAAATTCGTTTCAGTTCAGGAACCTAGTATGCCGCGCGGCTGTTGTACCCACCTGAAGATGAGACGCCTGAAATGGCTGTCCAGAAATACATGAGGAACAGCCCCATGACTACGAGGGTCGAAGCCTTGATCATCTCTCCGGCAAACTTGCGTCTGTCAGCCGTCAGGAAGATCTGGAGACCGAACAGGATGAGCGCCAGTGCCACTACGAGTATCAGGCCTGGTGCCAACATTTAATACTTAAGGACATTTTTATTTATAAAGCCAAGGTATGAATTTCGCCTACCTGGATGCCCGAAGTCTCTTGGAGACGGTCCTGGCGCCTCATAGCGCCCCTGAACCCATCCCTATAGTCCCATGCGAACTGAGCCCAGAATGGAAAGAGTTTGGGGAGGAGCTTGGTAATTTCAAAACGGAATACGTCAAGACCCGGGCGCAGCTGACTGTGAACCTCGCGAACCTTCGTGAAAAACAGGAAGAAATGAACGTGCTTCGAATGATGATTGAGAACGTGACTTCACAAGACTTAAAGGAAAAGCTCGAGGATATAGTAGACAAATACGAGTCAGAAGAAGGTATCCAGGGCCTTACTCAACAATGCGGGGAAATACAAGGTAGGCTGGAGGCGATGAAGAAGGTGCTGATGGACACGGGCGCTGAAAGGTACGGTAAATTCACTTGTTTTGTGTGTATGGAACGACTCGTTGACCTTTTCATTGAACCCTGTGGCCACGTGATTTGCGAGGCTTGTTGGGTCCGGACGACCAACAAGCACCAGTGCCCAGGGTGCCGCGGCAGGATGGAGGGGGTGAAGAAGATTTACACGATGAACTAGTTGGAGTCTCGGCTCCAACCCCTTCGGGTGCGTTAAATTTGTGAATTTTGTTTCGTGTGTAATAACATCTGACCTTAGCTCAATTGGTAGAGCGAAAGACTGTAGTCGTTAGAAAATTATCTTTAGGTCGGTGGTTCGATTCCGCCAGGTCAGAGCGCACATAGTATAGTGGTAGTACAGCACCCTTCCAAGGTTCAAGGCGGGGTTCGATTCCCCGTGTGCACAGGACGGTTTCATCGTCTAATGGTTAGGACACAAGACTCTGAGGGTCCCTTCCCCGCGCGATCTTGTAATGGGAGTTCGAATCTCCCTGGAACCTTAACGCCTCTGTAGCTCAATTGGTAGAGCACCCGTTTAGTAAGCGGGAGGTAATGAGATCAAAGCTCATCAGAGGCACAGGGCGCTACGCACCCGTCGGGAAACCCCGTTTTCCTCCGACCTGAATACGTCCTAAAACTGTTCCGTGCTCCTGTAGCTCAGTCGGTAGAGCGTCAGACTGTTAGAAAAGCGAAGCTTTTCGCGACTTCGTCATCTGAATGTCACAGGTTCGATCCCTGTCGGGAGCGTTTTTTGAAGCGGAGCAAAGACTTTACTTTGCTCCCCGCTTAAAAAAACGCAACGCAAAAAGTATAAAATGGCAGTCCGCCTTGTGGATTCCATGCCTCGGGGCGTGAATGAGGGTGACGCCGCAATCGTCCAAGCTGCCCGGGTTTCTTACGGAGCCGGGACCAAGTCCGTCAGCAATGACCGGGCTCTCATCCGCTATCTCATGCGTCACAAGCACACGACGCCGTTTGAGATGGTTGAATTCAAGTTTCATATTCGGGCCCCAATCTTTGTGGCGCGTCAGTGGCTCCGTCACCGGACCGCGTCCGTGAACGAGATGTCGGCCCGTTACTCCATAGTCGACACGGGATTCTTCTTGCCTGATGAGCTCCGCAAGCAGTCCAAGAATCGCGGACAGGGTGGGGAGGAGGCGTACGGTGACGGTGACGCAAACCTTTTGGCCAAGCAAAAGGCTTCATGTGACCTGGCATTCCACGTGTACGATGAGCTCATCCGGAAGGGTGTGTCCCGTGAACTGGCTCGGGCCCACTTGCCCCAGAATACGTTTACCGAATTTTACTGGAAAATTGATCTTCACAACCTCCTCCACTTTCTCCAGCTCCGTATGGATGACCACGCCCAGAAAGAGATTCGGGATTTGGCACAGAAGGTCTATGACCTCATCAAACCTATCGTCCCTATGACATGTGAGGCGTTCGAGGACTTCCGGCTCGGGTCCATGAGTCTATCACGCCTCGAGGTTGAGGCAATTAAGGATGGAAAATCGTCAATTCCCGGACAGGGTGAGAATCAGGAGTTTCAGGAGAAGCTCACATCTCTCAATATTGAAGAGGTTCATGAACCTCCGCCACCAAGGTCCTTCTTCGGTCGGATCCTTATGTGTTTTTCAAAGGCTTAAAGTTTGTAATGGGTACTAAAATATGAAGGCTAAAATTCCAGGTGCGTTGAGAGAGCAGGTATGGCTTTTGTACTGCGGTGACAGGCTCTTTAAACACAAGTGCCTCGTGACGTGGTGTGAAAACGTCATGACGCCCTTTCAATTTGAGGTAGGTCACAATATTCCTGAAAGCAAGGGAGGAGCTACTGATATAAACAACCTGCGGCCCATCTGTGGCAAGTGCAACAGATCTATGGGGGATGAGTACAGCATCGACGAGTTCTCAGCTTTATCGGGGCCCAAACACGCCCGGCACCTCTGGGAGTGTTTCAGGTACTCAGGAACTTCATCTTCTCCTGAGTCCGCGTCTGGAAAAACATGAAAATAAAGACCATGAGGGGAAGGCTACGGAGCTCACCGAGTGTCGAGTGCTCGTAGCCGTACCAGCCTTCGAGAGGGAATGGGATATTCTTGATGAAAATTCGAGCACCGTAGACGATTGCCGCCACGATTCCAAACTGGACACAAACCTCTAGGAACGTCTGCCATCGTGGCTTGGTCTTGTCCAATTTTGGTGTATAATTGTCAACAAGTCTGGAAACGAAGAACGCAAATATGAAACAAGCGATACCAACCCACGCGACCCCCAAGGTCCTGACGAGGTCATGGGTCATGTTACTAGTGTTAAAGAAAAAAGACGTTGAGAGTTTGGGTACAAGTACCCAAACCCCGTTCCTGTAACTCAGTTGGTTAGAGTGTGGATCTTATGAACCAGTTACGTAGCGACTGACTAAATTAGTCCGAAGCCGAGAGTTCGAGCCTCTCCAGGAACAGAAAAGCTTTGCTTTTCCCTTGACTCTGTAGCACAATCGGATAGTGCACCAGCCTTCTAGGGAGGTTCCCTTTCGATGATTAGCTGGAGGTTGCGGGTTCGACCCCCGTCAGAGTCGGTTTGAAAACTTGTTTTCAAACGCGCATCAGTGTCCGAGTTGGTTAAGGAGGCAGACTTAAGATCTGCTGCTCGTATGAGCGCATGGGTTCGAGCCCCATCTGATGCACAAGCAAACTGTGTTTGCGGCCCGTTCCATAAAATCTGTACCTAAATTAGATGGATTTTATGAAATGTATATGGGACTCTGACCAGGTGGCACACGTCACGTTGGTCGTCAGGGACTATCCAGAAGAGGGCGTGACCCTCGATGAACTCAAACCTATGATTCAAGAAATACGTGAAAAGTCCACTGGTATGATAATCAAGGCTGATTTAGCAGGTGCGGGTATTGTTTCAATCGACAGGTTCAGACTCATCGTGAAGATTGTAAAGGAAGTTGTCGAGTATACGCGCGATGACAACATTCTGAGACAAATACAGTTTGTAAATACAGGCTTTATCTTCAGGACCCTCTACGGACCTATAAGTCTGGCCATCCCCAAGTACTTTCGCGATATTGTTGTGTTTTTATAAACCAGACCCTTCGTAGATGGGGAGTGTAGACTGGCTGCGTTTCCAGCCCGACGAGGATGCCAAGATTCTTTATGTGGACATCCTCGTCGGACGGCTCATAGAGCTCCAGCCCAGTACGACAGAGGCTACAGACGAGTTTTGCCAGGAGCTTTATCCAGTACTCGACCAGATTCAGGCTCTCTGTATAGAGCGCGGACTCAAGCAGGTGTGCTCGGCCGACTTGACGGGTATCAAGGTTCGGAACCTCAAACCGATGACCATGATGCGTATGATATGGAACGTCTATGAGCATACCAAAAACTGTATTTTACTCCAAAATTGCCAAGTGTCCGGTGGGGGTGCATTCTTCAACACCCTCGTGGGGGCTGTCCGTGGCTTCCTCCCGCCATTCATGCGGAACATGATCACGTTAATTCCGGATCAAAATTCTGTCGAGGAAGATGTAGATGACGAGTCAGATCCCGAAGGTGACCCATCAGATCTGGTTTCAGGGCTGGGACCAGTTGCCTGAAAAATATCACAAGGACACGGAAAAACTTTCAATTTTGAACCCGAATTGGGAACACATGAAATGGGACGAGGGGTCCCTAAGGGACGAATGTGAAAAGTTTAGTCCCGAAGCCCTCGCCAAGTTTGATGAATTCACAAACATGATTCAGAAGGTGGATTTCGGGCGGTACGTGGTTCTTTATAACTATGGTGGTGTGTCAGTTGATTGTGACGCCGAGTGTATGAGGCCTCTGGATAAAATCCCGCACATAGATGTTTTTAGTCTTATCATATCGAAAAATCCATTGAACAAAATTGAAAACAAAATTGCGTCATTTGGTCTCTCAAGTGATATGGTCATGTTGAATAACGCGGCTTTGTGCTGTTCGAAGGAACACCCGCTCATGAAAAAGTTTATAGAATTTTTGATTGAAAATAAATCATGGAACGAAGACGAAACCCTTGATACCCACTTGAAGACTGGCCCTCTGGCTCTGAGTGTATTTTTCAATCGTTTTATAGACGACTTTTTCATCATAGACTCCGAAGTCTTTGAACCTTGGGGCCACGTCACGAAAAGGACAGTACTCAATCACAAATATGACCATTCGTGGGTTGATTCGTATTTCGTTCCTCTCCTTCACATGTACAAATTTATCAAAAACAACCTTGTGTGGATTTTGTTATTTGTCGTGATTCTCATAAAGTTTCTATTTTTCAGAAAGGTTTTAGAGAAGAGCCTCGGATAACCAAGTAAGGCACGGACGAATGAACTCCGTTCAATCGGCGAGCGACCTGCTCGTGTTTTATCCACAGGGTCGCCACCTCTACATAGAGTTCCTGGGGGCCCAGTACATCGAGCGTCAGCCCAAGGATGCGCTTGAGGCTCAGGCTTTTACGATGGCCATCAAGCCCATCGTCCAACAACTCGATGATTACGTGGAGAAGCACGGTCTCAAGGAAATCATCGAGTTGAACCTCAAGGGGGTTCCAATTTCGAAACTAAATTCAGAGACGGCGGTGCATCTCCTGAAACTTATGATCGAGATCCGACCTGATAAGGGGCTTCTTGAAAAGATTCGCATCACGAATAGCAACCCACTGTTTAGCATGGTCTACAAGAGCGTCAAGACCAAGTTGCCAGTGCGTATTTCTAGCATCGTGGAATTTGCTGACAATGACAAATTTTTTTAGGTTCTAAAATTAGGATGAAGGAAGACCCTTGGCACACGAAAGAGGAGGAGTTCCTCAAGAAGATAGAGATGCAGTGTAACGCGTACAACTCGTACTTCAGCAAAGACTATCAGTACTACCATGGATTGTCATCGCGTTTCAACATCCCTATTCTCATCGTGTCGTCCATAAACGCCCTTACGGCTATTTCGCTGAACGACTTTTTGGGTCAGCGCTACGTCAGCATCCTGAACGCCGTCCTGTCAGCCGGGACTGGTATTCTCGGGTCCATTCAATTATATATGAAAATTAACGAAAAGATGTCAAACGCACTGCGTTCGGGTATCCTCATGAAACGCTTAGCCCTCAAGATTTCCAAGGAAATGAGCATAGATCGTGAACAGCGAGGGACTGTCGGACAGCAGTTCCTACAAGAGTGCTTCAGTGAATTCAACGCCGCTCTCGAACAGTCAAACCCGATTGAAAAGAAGGTCCAGAACTTTTTGGCTCTCGGGCAACAACCACCTGCCGCCAAACCCATGAGTTTCCTGAACCTCGCGTCGGCCGCAGTGGCGAGTATATCCCCCAAGAGGTCCGTCATGGACCTCGAGACGAGCTTCACCTCATATGGAAGGATGTCACCTCCCGGGGAGACTCGCGCCAAAACGCTTTGGGGTTTTCTCGGAACAAATCGAAGAGCCGAGAGTTCTCCGCCCGAATCAGAGTCTCCTCCGAATCTGAGCGAACCAACCCTGGAGGAAGATTCTCCAAGAGGACGGGGTGCAGGGCCGCGAGTTCGGGGGTGCGAAGTTTAGCAACCGCAAACCCTAGGTCCATGTCCATCCCCGTCTTCACTTCACGGAGCCAATAGTGCTCACAAGCCTCTTTAGTTTGCTCGATAACACACCATCCCTTGATCATAGAGGTCTCGATGCCCTTCTGATCAAGTGAACGTTTCAAAAGTGCCAGATGATGTATGACCGTCCCAGGAACGTTGTGAACCTTGAGGCGGAGTGCCGCTTGTTTCACTAGGTCGTCCATCCTATAGTAAGTGCGTAGCACTTATTTGGCCGCGCGGGGCGCGGTCCTCGTGCGTAGCACTTATTTTCGTTTTATTATAATAGATGGCTGCAGCCGCGCCACCGGCTCCGGCACCCACAAGTCCATGGAAGGCTGGAATCGGTGGGTTTTTCATAGGAGCACTTATTCTTCTAGTGCTGATTATCATTTTAGCAAACGTCCTCCAGGCCCCTTCGCCTCCAGGCCCGATGATGAGCCCCGCACCCGCACCTGGTCCCGCATCGGGCACCATCCCCCCACCTCCTCCTCCTGCACTTCAGCCACCTTCCGGTCTTCCCTCTTCTAGTGGTGGAGCTCCTTACACGCCTCCAACTCCCACCACGGCTCCGAGCACCACTCCGACTCCCACCACGGCTCCGAGCACCACTCCGACTCCAGTTCCTGCACCTTCTGGCACGGGCGCCAACCCTAAAAAAGGTTTCGTCTATGACCTGAAAATCAATGGCGCCCCCAACACTCAATTTAATCAGCAAATGCAGAGTCTGAATCTGGGCTGGTACTACACGTGGGGCCTGACGGGCTCACCGGGTCTGAACCTCAAGTTTACACCTATGTGCTGGGGGGCTCCAGACGCTGCGAAGCTGAACCAGATTCCCACTGGTTCCACCGAGCTCCTGGCGTTCAACGAGCCTGACGGAAACAATTCTGGTGCTCAGTCCAACATGAGCATAGCTCAAATTGTACAGCTGTGGCCTCAGTTGCGTGCAACAGGCCTTCGTATAGGTTCCATAGCCGCATACACGAGTCCCTTGGCTACTTCCTTCACAGAACCCCCCGGTCCCCCGGCCCCTGGAAGACTTCCACCCGCTCAAGGTTCTTTAACAACGTCGTACTTTGATGCCCTTTGGACAGCTCTGAGCCAAGCGAACATGACCCCCGATTTCATTGCTCTACACTGGTACGCTCCACCAGACGCAGCCGGTTTCCTGAAATGGATTGATGACATTTACGCCAAGTACAACAAACCGATTTGGATCACAGAAATGTGTCCAGCAGACTGGAATGCGGGCAACCCCGGACAGCCTGCCTTTGAGCGATACACGGTTGCCGAGATTCAGCAGTTTATGCAGCAGGTTGTCACGGGTATGTACGCCCGGCCTTACGTAGAGCGCTTTTCATGGAAGACGCGCCCGACAAGCGACATTAACATGGGTAACGGTGGCCTCATCGCAAACGACGGAACATTGACGCCCCTCGGGCAGTTTTATGCGACCCTGTAGGGATAAAAAAATGAAACCCTAAATTAACAATGGTGGCGTGGACAGTTCCTTCGGAACTGGACCCGATTCTACTCCCAAGCCCGTCGCGCTTCACAACCTTTCCTATACGGTACCCGGACCTTTGGGCACTGTATAAGAAAGCCATAGGGTCCTTCTGGACGGTCGAGGAGATTGACCTTGCATCCGACCTCAAGGACTGGGACAAACTCAATAGCGACGAACAGCACTTCATCAAGACGGTACTGGCATTCTTCGCGGCTTCAGACGGAATTGTGTTTGAAAATTTGGATCTAAATTTCACAAAGGATGTTCAGATTCCAGAGGCTCGGTCGTTTTATGCGTACCAGGGGTTCAATGAGAGTATCCATGGTGAGACCTATTCGCTTATGATTGACAAGTTGGTCAGGGATCCCGAGGAAAAGTCCCAACTCTTCCGAGCCATAGAGACGGTACCCGCTGTGAAGAAAAAGGCGGAATGGGCCCTCCGCTGGGCCGGGACTTCGGCGCCTTTTGCACAGCGCCTCGTAGCTTTCGCATGCGTGGAAGGAATCTTCTTCTCGGGTTCATTCTGTTCCATATTTTGGCTCAAAAAGCGTGGCCTCATGCCCGGTCTTTCATTCTCGAACGAGCTGATCAGCCGGGACGAGGGTCTTCACCAGGAGTTTGCTGTGACCCTGTATTCACACCTCAAGGAGAAGCTTGACGATGGGACAATTTTTCAAATTGTCCTCGAGGCTCTGGAAATTGAGCGCGAGTTTATCACAGATGCGTTGCCTTGTAAACTCATCGGTATGGACGCCGCGTCCATGACCGAGTACATCAAGTTTGTGGCTCAGAGACTCTTGACGCAACTTGGCGTGACTCAGCACTCGATCATGGCAAGTAACCCTTTCGACTGGATGGAGAACATCTCGTTGGAAGGGAAGACCAATTTCTTTGAGAAAAGGGTCGGGGATTATTCAAAGCACATTGTGACTGAGGGAGACGGGATCAGGTTTGACGAGGAATTTTAGCCAGTCGCGTAGCGACTGTTTCCTGCGAAGCCCGAAGGGACTCTCTTTTCCCTTTTTCAAGCCACCTCATTACGCTTGGCCCAGTGAACGTACTCCTCGTCTTGCTGGTCCTTGCGCGTCTCAAAGCCTGAGATGCGTGGCACGACACGCATGAGGAACCCTACGAGCAAAACGAAAACCAAAGCATGGAGCAGAAGGCCTGGGAAGGTTGCCAGGCCCTCTGCGCTAGCGACCCAACCTCCGAGGATTCCACGGACCGCCTTGTACGTCGCAGGGTTGGCGACGAGAACATAGGCCAGAAAGGGAATCACGTAGAAGTTGAGCTGAGACATTTAATTTTAGTCAAGAATTTACTGGCACCCATCGATGATGTCAGCGGCACTTCCATCAGCCAGACCAGGGCGCAGAACCGAGTGGGTGTCTGGGGTGTGGTACTTGGACACGCGCTTACCGTAGACCAGGCGCCACACGAAGGTGCTGAGCAGCACGAAGACCAGGGCATGCAGAAGCAGACCGAGGTTGCTGGGGACGCCGTAAGTCGAGCCGACCCAGCCGCCAAACAGGCTGCGGGTCATCTTGAAGGTCTCGGGGTTCGCAACCAGGAAAAACACGATAAAGGGCACAACCTTCTTGCTCCAGTCAATGTCCATTTGGTACTATTGAAGAAGAAATTAATCAAGGGGCTACACCTGTTGCTCGGGCCACGCCCGACATGGTTGCTCGGCGTGCGGCAGTCTGAGCAGCGGCCCGCGCCCCACGAATAGCAGCCTGGCGCTTCGCAACTTCCCTGGCAACGTGTCCCCCGACAGCACTGAGACCCGAAAGAGCCATCCCGGCCGCTGCGACATTTCGTGTTGGTTCTGGAGCGGACGGGTCTCCGAATTGAGTTCTTAAATTAGCCAGTCTCTGCTGATTATTCCATGCGAGGTATAATGGATTTACTGTTGAAGACGGTTTCGATGGTCCATTGAACAATGGATTGTTAAGAGGCATGCTGGGAATTTTCGCCATCTTTTTTTGACTTGGGACATTGAACGTATAATTTGTCCGCGCACCCACCGATAACCACGAAGGCAAACCCGGTATACGCAGCCCAGATTGTGGTTGTCTAGAGCCCCCCGTATTTGTTCGGGTGGAGGGAGGCTTGTTTAGTTTCCCGGCACCGCCGTCTGTTTCTGTATAATCGCATTAAGAACCTTCTTGGCTCTGTTAGCCTGACCCTTGTTGGATCTGGCGTTCAAATTCGCGTTCACGATGGCCCGGTTGAGACCAATGAATCGCGCCATCTTGTTATTGGTGTTGGTGAGGTTCTGGACAGATTTATTCACAGTCCACTGACCCGACTTCAGACCAATTCCTCCAACTCCGCCATAAGCCTGTTTGTACAGAAGCTCGGCGGCGGCCTTTGACTTGTTTACAAATGCTCCCAAATTGGGGGCTACGGGGGCCTGTTCGAGGTTACTACTAAAAATACCAGCCACGTCCTGATTGAGTTTTGCGGCGGCACGGGCAGCGCGGGTGGCGTTATTGTTCCGCTTGAACTGGATAGCCTTGTTCAATATTTCCTGCTGTTTATTTGAAAGGTTAGTCAGGGCCAACGTCGACAAGTCGGTATTCTTGAACTGCCCGGCCATTATACGAGCAGCCTTGTTCACGTTATCATTCTTGTGGTTGTTCAGAAACTTCTTAACCGTCATTGGGTTTGGAACATTAGTACGCACCACAAGTCCTGTATTCTCTGGCTTGATAACATTTATGTTTGAAATTTGTTTATTAAAATTGATGTAACGAGAAGGTGGGTGACGGATGCGGAGATTCTGCGTCATCATAGGGGGGAGAACAGAGTTCATTAAACTCTTATAAGCCTTGAGTGCAATTTTGGCCTTATTAATAGCAGCTTGTTTGCTAAGAAGGTTGGTTGTGTTTTTAGCCTTATTAATAGCGGCCTGTACGTTATTGGCGGCAGTATTATACTGATTTTTAACGAAAGCTCCACTTGCGGCGTTGATCTTGGCCGTGGCGGCATTCACGGCGGCCGCTGCGGGTCCCTCTGGTGCTCCAATTGCCACGGCAGCCGCGGCCTGACCAAGTGCGGGTCTAGAAGCGACGACGACTTTCGCAATTCCATTTATTATACGGTTCTTGTAGGAAGCATTGGTACCATTCGCCTTCTGCATCATAAGCCCGTATATGTGAGCATTGTTCTTGTTGGGAAGAGCATTGACGGCATTGATGTAGTTTCTGAGCGCACTCTTGAGCACGTTCGTATTAGAGTTCTTGAGTATGACCTGGGCACTTCGGCTAAACCACGTCAATGGGTTCCACCAGACCATCTTTTGTTACTCTAGGTCATGAAAAAAATTGGTGTCATACTGAAGTCACATAAAGGGCTCGGTCGTGTATACAGTAGAACAAAGCAAATGGCTCTCCAGATGTTCAACACCTTCGATGCCTCCAACGTCACCTTCTCCGATGTGCGCAAGAACGCCAAGGGCGGCAAGGCGGTGTACCTGAACGCGGCTGGCGGTGGCAAGCTCATCTTCCAGCTGCCTCAGCTCCGTGCGCCTTTTGGCCTGAGCGAGTTCAAGGACGAGGCATCCGGTCGTGTGAGCTACAGTCTGCCCCTGAGCCTGGACAAGCCCGAGGTGCTTGAGAAGTTCGCCAAGCTTGACGCCCGTGTGCTCGACTACATCACCGAGCACTCCGAGGAGCTTCTGGGCAAGAAGATGTCTCGCGAGGTTATCGCCGAGGGCATGTACAAGAGCCCCATCAAGCCGAGCTCCAAGGAGGGCTACGCGCCAACTCTGAACCTCAAGGTTATCACGGACCTCAAGACTGGCGCTCCGGCTACCGAGGCGTACAACGCTCAGCGTCAGCCAGTGCCTCTGAGTGACCTGGAGAAGGGTCAGTCTCTCAGCGCCATCATCGAGCTCAACCAGATTTGGCGTACTCCTGCTGGCGTCGGCGTCTCCGTGCGCGTCCACCAGGTCATGTTCGCACCGACCAACAAGCTCAAGCCGTGTGCTTTTCTCGCCCCAGCCGAGGAGCCCGTCTCCGACAAGGACTCCGAGGTTGAGTACGAGACCGACCCGGACAACTAACCAAGTCGCAGCGCACAAGTCCTACGGACTTGGTCGGATCCCAGACTTTGATTTATAATGTGTAATATAGATATAATGAACTGGATAAACTCCAGACAATTTCAAATAGCTGACCGCAACGGTCGTCACTATGTGCTTCGTCGTAACAACGCCGGTAACACAGAGATTAACATTCCCGCACACATTGTCAGCAAGGGGAAGGCCATCGCGTGGCTCAAGGCCCACCCCGAAAAGGTTGCCAATCCCACCAGATACACACCGAGACGAAAGCGGGGTGTCGTGCCTCCTCCAAATAATAAAGGTATGATCCTTGTCCCTTTTGTGAATCAAAAAGGGATACCATTCTTTCGGCGCATGAAACGGGAAAACTACAAACCGCCTCCGTATCAGCCTCCCCCGCGGCCAAAAACCCCTCCAGGTGGTTGGAAGTACCCGGCCCCCAAGCTTGTGCCCTGGAAAAAGCTACCGAATCGGCCACCCGCGAAGAACGAGTGGGCAATGACGTGTGACGAACTCAAATCGTCGCTCGACTCAACGACCCCCATAGGCAAGGGTCGTCAGGGTATAGTATTCACGGCCAAGCAGCTCGGTGGAAATAAGCGCCCTTTCGCCGTGAAGGTGGCGCCCCGTGACCTCATGGCCGCGAACCGTAAAGAGCCCCAACCTGTCGACGTCGAGTTCAATATTCAGGATGCCGTTCAAATTTTGACCCCAAATGTCGTGCGCATCTACAAGAGTATGCGATGTGAGGACTTCATCACGCCGACACAGATGGACATGCCGAACGTCCAAAACGCGACCCGCTTCGACAAGTCGAAACAGGGCATACTCCTCATGGAGTTTGCGTCTGGTGGTTCGCTCGATTCTTGGTTGAGAAAGAAGGCCCATGTGACCGATGGTATGATGGCCCAGATCATTTCGGACATTCTAAAGGCCCTCTTCAGAATCCAGAAAGTGTATCCCGATTTCAGACACAACGACCTTCACATGCAGAACATATTTGTCGCAGATCGCGGGTTCCTCATAGGCGACTTTGGGTGGGCCCGTCTAAAAAAGATGGGCACCAACCCTGCCGTCAACACGGCGAATGGGACCAAGACGGCCTCATTCTGGGGTGTAGGTCCCAAGACCGATGAGCGCTACGACCATCACCTATTTTTGAATGAATTGCTGGATTGGGCCCAGAAGCACTCCCCAGCGGATCACCCCAAGGCTATCGAGTTCCTGAAGATGGCCGTACCATCTGGGTACCGGGGCGCCAAGGATACGCACGTGTCTGAATGGCGCCTCAAATACGAAGACCCGTGCAGAGGTCTTCCTTCACTGGGTCAAGTTCTGAGCCATCCTTTCCTGTCTGGAAAGAAGCGCGTTACGTCACCAGAACTCAAGGCGGCCCGAGCCAAACTCAAGCCCGCCAAGGTCAAGCGTGTATTCTCGGCCAACCTCCTCAGGGCCAAGGCGAAGCTCAAGGCACCAAAGGAACTCAAGATGGTCACGTCCACCCAACTGCGCAGGGCCAAAGCGGCACTGAAGTCTGTAGCGCGTCCTAAATCCAAGCCTCGCATCACGGGTTACAACCTACGCGCAGCTAAAGCGAAGCTGCGCAAGGTGAAGGCGCCGAGCCCCGTCAAGGTACCGAGCCCACCTAAGAAGAAGGTGAAAGTGCCCACTGCCCTTCTTAAAACCGCCAAATTCAATAAATTAGTCGAGAAATTATGGAGGAACGCGGGTGCTGCATCAAATAAAAATTTCCAAAGCGCGTGGAACAACGCTAGAACGAAGGCGATCAAAGTTATTGAAAATCGCCTCGGACGTAATCTACCAGCCTTCACGCCTAGCCCGCCAAAACCCCTCCCACCACCCCTGAGCCCACTCGGTCCTCCTCCCAAGCCCAAGCCCAAGGCGCCCAGCCCACCCAAGCCAAAGGCACGACCCAATTATAGACTCAGCCCAACCTCTGGCCGAGCTAAAATTCAGTCCAAGAATAGCGGTCGCTGGGTCTATGCCAACCTTCACTATTCCATGGATGAATTGAAGAGCCTGGCCGCACAGTTGAGCGTAAACGTCAAGGGCCTCCGCTCAAAGGCGAATATCGCCAAGAAACTTTTCGGTTGATACTATAAATGCTGGCCGGTAACCGTGAACTCGGACAGAAGATTTTCTGGGGTATCCTGATTGTCGGTATCATCATCATATTGTGGAAGGGCGTGTCGGCCTATACGCAGCAGACGCCCGACAAGGGTAACATCATCGTTTACGGGTCAAAGACCTGTCCCTGGTGCGTCAAGCAAGAGGCTTACTTGAAGGACAAAGGAATTCCTTATGAGTTTGTGGATTGCAAGGACCAGCAGTGCCCTGATTTCGTTCAGGGGTTCCCGACCCTAATGGTTGATAACGTGATTAAAAGTGGGTATACTGAGTTGTGAGAGGGTCGCGTAGCGACCGACTTGGAACATCAAAAAGTCGCAACGCGAACCAGTCACGAGTCCTACGGACTCGGTCCTCACAACTTGAACAGCGCAATGCCCAGAGCCAGGAGGAAGGTCTGGAGCAGCGAGTCCACTGGGCGAAGGATGGTGATGTGCTTGACCAGTGTGCTGTTCCACAGGAACTGCATGAAGAAGGTCATGATCACCACGAACAGGACGAACACGATGAGGTTGTAGATCATCTCGCGCTGGTTACGGGACTGGAGAATGTTAAGCATCTTTTTATTAGAGGTTGAGAAAAAAACCAATTCTAATAACAAGATGGTGACGGTAGTGAAAAAAAAGTCGCCTGTAAAAAAGGTGACGCGGGTCACGACTCGTACCCGGGCGTTGCCTCTATCGGGTTACGAGCGTACGTTTTCTTGGGATCCCTGGGGACGGGCTGGAGTCAATCACGATAACTGCTACGACTATGCGTTTGGAAGCTACTCGGCCAAGAGAACGTCAAAGAGCGTTCCGGGTAATCGTAGCGGCATCGGCTCGAACGGTCTGACCTTCACGACGTGCGCGGGTATCGTGAAGCGCGTTCTGAGCGACAACCCAGGGAGTGTGTACCGGATAAGCCCTGCCGCCAAACCCAAGCCAGGATATTACAAGGTCATGTGCTTCGTGGCGCCTTCAAATGATTTTGGAAATTCAACTGGAGATTTCCATTGGTACGTTCAGAATCAGGCGGTCCGGTACAAGATCCGTCCCGGTGACACCGTGGCAAAACTTGCGCGTTTTTTCAGGGTCAGACCGGCTGTCATCATCGAGGCGACCCGGAAGTACAAAAACCCCGTGTCCAATACCGATGGTAAAATAGCGACCAACAATTCTAATATAAAAATGACAAACTCCCGGAGCGTCACAAATGGCCCGGCCTTGGCCGTTGGGAAGATTATCGAGTTCCCTGTCAACCTATGGTCACACAAGCAGGGATGGGCATCAGGCCCCCTGATGATCGACGCCTCTGGCAAGACGATAGTCGACCCCAGACGGTCGAACCGTTCCTGGAAGCCTGGGTTCCACTATACCAAGTTTTGCTCAGCCTACGCCGTCCGGCGGGGTGTAGCACAGACCGGTAACAACAAGACGCGCTAATTCGGCACTGGAAGCCCAAGTTCCCTGAGGACATCCTCTAGGATTTCTGATGGCTCGATGTCAAAGTGAATATCGGTATAAAAACGACCAGCCCCGGCGGCCCCGCCTGGGATGAGTGAACGGAAGTCGAGCCCGAACCCTTCCACGATGGACATGACGTTTTGAGTTTCAAAATTCGTCACGTGTCTCTCGGGTGGGTCGGTAACCTTTTCGATTATGAGTCGGCACCTGTACGTGGGCACGTCAAAAGGTACTCGACACATCGGGCATGTGGGGTCTGGTCCGGTACAACTCGTCTTCCATCTCTCGAGACAACGGGTATGAAACTCGTGACCGCACCCGAGCGTCCTTGTGGCACTTTGACCCCCCATACACGCCAGACACACCGAACAGGTAGTCCCTCTATGTTGCCAGCAGCGTTCCTGACCTGGACGTAGCTTCTGGCGACATGGGGTTCCTGATAGGGTCGCCGCCCCACATTCCATTAATTTAGTATCAGTATTACTTTTCATCTAGACCTACGCGCTCTGACCACTTCGGCCTCAAGGGACCGGATCGCTTCCTTGTACTTCTCCCTCATGTTCTCCTCGACGTGTTTTCTGAAAATAACTATGGGGTCGTCGTCCTGCTCCATCCGGCACTGTGGGCACTCGATGCTCGTCTCGAACCAAGTCATGATGCACTTGTTATGGAACGAATGTTTACACTTGAGCTTCTTGGCCGTGTTCCGCCGAATCTCTTCAAGACAGACGGCACATGTTTGTGAAAGATGTGCAAGGCACTTCCCGTCTTGGACCGCCTTCTTTTTGCATTTGGCCCCTGAGAGAGTCACCGACGAGCAGTTCATTGTCTGATAGGATGCTACAAATTTCCTTGTGAATTTCCTCCACGCTCCTGTTGGCGTTAACCACATGGACCCGACACGGTACATTCCTGACGAGTTTCTGGTACTCTTCGGCCAGTTCTCCGAGATACTCACGCGTCACACCCGTGTCACCCGCCTGGTGCCTCTTCTGGATGTGTTCCCACGCCAGATCCAGATCCTTGGCCAAGAAGATGTACAGATCTGGGTACCATGCGTATTGTTCATAGAATCGAGCATACGTCTCATCCTCCTGTTTGGTCACCGTCCCCTTCTTGAGCAACACTGGCCAAAAGACCCATCGAGAACTCAAAAGGGAACGCTCATAAATGACCGTCTCCTGAGTTTTTACGGGCCTAAGCGTCTGGAGAATTACCATGTGAAAATAGAACGCCCAACGCTTTGGGTCCTTGTAAAATTCTTCGAGAGGCCAGTCGTCTATAGGCTCTCGGCGAACTTTCCACCCCTTTTGCTCGAGGAGACCGAGCTGAGTCGTCTTGCCTGAACCGATGTTACCATCGATGACGACTCGGGGCATTGTTTAATTTACGTTTTAATTCTTTACTACTCATTCTCAACTAGAACCTTGGGACCTCCTCCAGTGCGGCACGCAGCGTTCTTCAGGGGCAGAGACAGAGCCTCTGGGCCCTTGGACTGGAGGAACGCCCGCCACTTGTAGTTGTCCTGGAAGGCGATGCCCTCCTTGGCCATAAGCATATCATTCATGATACGGTTAGAATCGAACGAAGTGATGCAACGACCATCGGCCATACCAATGCGCTCAGACATTTACTTTAGTTACACATTTTATTTAGTACCGTGACCCACTCCTCGAAGGTGGCGCCCATGATCGTCCCGAACAGCTCTGGGGTGGCGACCGGCTTGACGAAGATTCCCGCATCCAAATTTTGGTTCAAAATTTTGTAAGCCTGAGCAATCTCGTCGAGGGTCTGGGCGCCGGTCACGATGATCTTGCCCGTGCTGAAGATGCTGGCCGTCACCTGCTTCATGCCTTGACCCGGGACAAACTTGACCTTGACGGCGCTGTACCTGTCGGGGTCGAACGTCACCTTGAACCCTGGGATCTTGGCAAACTTGGAGATGATCTTGTTCAAATTTACAGACGAATTGAGGGAAAAGTTCGTGTTGATCATCTTGATGTCCGCCGTGGCCACTGGCGGCGGCTCCTCGAGTTCCAGAACAGAGGCCAAAATAAAGGACAGCTGTTTCAAGATGCGGCGGCAGTCGAATAAGTCCGAGCACCCCGCCACCTGGATCGCGCCGTTGCCGAAGATCTTGATGCTCTTGCGCGAGTAGGCGTCCTCGTAGCCGATGGTCACCTGGTTGTAAAAGGCCGTGTCCTTCATCTTCCACTCAAAGCCACGGAACTTGGAGCCCTTGCGCCGGACCGTCACCGACCCGAGCTCCTGGAACTTTTCTTTAAATTTCTTGAGGTCAATTTCCTGAAGAAATTTAGAAATCATCGTGATGGTCGTGATCCGGACCCACGACGGGTCGGGTCGCGTCGGGTCCTCGACGAGCCCCTTGCGAATCTCAGCGAGTTTCTGAATGTACGGGAACGAGTCCATGTTTCATGATGTTTCGGGTGTGACCCTTCGGCCCCCTGTCCCTCACGCAACACGTTTTTTCGCCGCCTTCTTGGCGATATTTGCGAATGGTTTTTTAAGTAGATAAGACTTCATGACCTTGCGGTAATACTTCTTGAGCTTCTCGTCGTTCGGGTGGATGTTGTTTGTGCGCGTGACGTTGTGGGCCATGAGGGAAATCAGCTTCTGTTTCTTCACGGCGGCGATGACGCGATTCAGCTCCACCAGGCGGATGGGAGACTTCTTGGGCCGCCGCGTACGTGGCCGGGCCGCCTTCAGTCTCTGTGTCGCCGGAGTTTGCGCCATCGTGTTCAGCCCCTCCAGAATCTTCACAGTCTGTGACACGCCGCCGAGCTTCTGAACAGCCTTGATGGCTTCGGGGCTCACACCTTTCACATTGATTGCCAACCGCACGTTTCCTCCCGTCTCGTTGAGGGCCTCCGCCGCCTTGGCCACCTCTGGAGCCCCACCGGGCACGAGAGCGACCGTGTTGACGGCATTGGCAGGTCCGCCCACCGCACTGATGGCTGCGGTCTGTGATGGGGGCAGAGGAGGTGGTGGAACTCCAGCACCTGATGGAGGAGCTGGTGGACCACCAAGCGCCCGACGAATAGCATTTTCATTCGAGGATACCCGGCCAGGTTCGTACCCTCCTGCTCCCGCTCCCGCTCCGTAGCCGTACCCTCTTCCGTTGTTGCGCGCCCGTGGAGGTTCAGCACGTGCCATGGCTCTGCGGATGGCGTTGTTGTTCGAGCGACGGCGGTAACTGGTCTCCGATTCACCTGGATACCGGGACACGCCACCCAGTGCCTGTCTCATACGGCGCTCGTAGCTCTCACCTGGACGGCGCTCCTCTCCCCGACGGCGTTCAAGGCGCCGCCGCTGGACCCCAAGTGCCTCGCGAATGTTACGGTTATTGACCCCTCTCAAATTTCTATTAAAATTGGAAAGTCTGTTCATGTTGCTGATCTCACGAATCATCGCGATTATGGCGGACACAATCTCACGACGGCCATTGAAATTGGTGGGGAGCTGCTTCAGGAGCTCCACGAGGCGGCCAAGGCGCTCACTGCTTGAATATGAATAACGAATTCTGTTCAGAGATTCCTTTACCAGCTTGTATATGACCGAGTTCACGTTAGCCTTGTTTCCTGGGTTCTCGCGGCGCCATCTCAAAAGAGCTGCCAAGTTGAGTTTGGAAAAGTTGGGGCGACCCTTAGGGCCAAATGTGGGACCAGGGGCTGGCACGGGACCAGCGGCGGCGCCCGTGTTCACGTGCCAACCAGTCTTGCTGTTCGCCCCCTCACCTTTGGTTCCAAAATACCACTTGCGACCGTTCTTGGGCCGGTTGGCCTGTCTGAACGTATTAGCCGGGTAAAAATTGAGCGCGGGTGCTGGACCCTCCATCTTACCATTCGTTTTGAAAAGATTCATAATTATTCTAAAAATAAGGTTAGCCGTGTTGTTGGTCGTCGTGGGTGGGCGCGGAGGGGGCTGGACCTCTATTTTAGCCTTGATTTCAGGAGCCTTTTCAGGGGGTCCAAGTGCTTTTATAATTATATTCAGTATTTTGGAGTTTGTATTATTCTTTGGGGGTGCCCCGGTGTGTTTCATCACCTCCTCGGCCGTCTCCTTCTTCAGCCGACCGTTTGGCCCCAGAGAATTTTGGATCAATTTTAGAATCAAACGAGCCGTGTTTGATTTTGGGGTGCCGGTGCCAAGTGACGCGGAAATTTCCCGTGCCACTTCAGGTTTCAGGGCGGTCTTCAAGTTTTTCCCAGAATTCAATGATTTCCGGATAAGAGTTATTATGGCTTCAGCGATAGTCTCCGAAGTCACGCCGGGTAGCTTTTTTACTGAAACTCCGTTCTGAATAAGACGGATGATTTCATCGACAAGTGCCGTACTCATACCTAATAGGGCCCTAGACAAAAATTCGTGTCCTGTCCAGCTTAGGGTCTGAACCTGTGTAGGGTCTACACAGACACACAAAAGCTTCGAAATGCTCAAGACCCGCCTCATCTCCCCGTACCAGCACGAGGGCGTCCGGTGGCTCGTCAAGCGCGAGTTGGACACTACACACCCTGGTGGCTTCCTCTGTGACGAAATGGGCCTGGGCAAGACTGTCCAACTCATCGCCACGATGTTGGTCAATCCCAAGCCGCACACGCTTGTGATCGTGCCCAAGTCGATCGTGGGCCAGTGGTGCTCTGAGGTGGCCCGGTTCGCCCCGAGCCTGAGCACCTACGCCTTTGACGGTGCGCGGCGCAAGCTGCCTGAGAAGCTCCCCTCTATCGTGGTGGCGCCGTACTCGGTTCTGCCGCAGCGGCCGGGTGCGCCGCCCTGTGAGCTGCTGAGCGTCAACTGGGACCGCGTGATCCTCGATGAGGGCCACGAAATCCGCAACAAGAAGAGCAAGAGCCACATTGCGGCCCGGGCTCTCGTGGCGCCCATCCGCTGGATCGTGACCGGTACGCCCGTCTTCAACTCCATCAAGGACTTTGTGGCGCTGTGCGCCTTTGTGGGGCTGCCGCGCGAGGTGGTCCAGGGGTACACGGACCAGATCCGCGCCAAGTTCGTACTGCGCCGTACGAAGACTGATGTGGCCGAACACAACGCGCGCCTCGAGCTCCCGCCTCTGGACTTCCAGAACCTCGAGCTGGAGATGTACCCCGAGGAGCGTGAGCTGTACAGTGACGTGTTCAGCAAGGGCCAAGCCATCGTGCGCCACGTGTTCGCCACGGGCACCCAGAATCTACACCAGATGGAGCTGCTCGAGTGCCTCCTGCGCGTCCGGCAGGTGATGACGTGGCCCCAGCTCTACCTGGACGGCGTGGCCCTCAAAGAGGAGAGCGACCCCGAGCCGTGGCTCGGCCGGTCGCGCAAAATGGAGACGCTCATGGAATGCATCAAGACCCATCCCACCGAAAAAACCCTCATTTTCACGCAATTCATGGGTGAGATGGACCGGATCCAAGAGCTGTTGGCCGAGGCGCAGGTCCCCACCTTCCGGATAGACGGCTCGGTCCCCAAGGAGCAGCGCGACGAGCGGATCCAGAGCTTCAAGAGCGGCCCCAAGAACTCGGTATTCATCATCCAGATCAAGGCTGGTGGCGTGGGCCTCAACTTGCAAGAGGCGACGCGCGTCTACATCACCTGCCCGGCGTGGAACCCGGCGACGGAGCTCCAGGCGATTGGCCGTGCGCACCGCACCGGCCAGACGCAGAAGGTGGTGGTGCGGCGCCTCATCTACATAGGGGAGGACGGGGTGACGCCGCTGCCGAGCGTGGAGCAGAGCATCATGCAGCTGCAAGAAGGCAAGGCCAAGGTGTGCGCCGAGGTGCTCAAGGACCCGCGGCTGGAGACGCAGGTGCCCAACGTGACGCGGACCAAGATCACTATTCATGCGCTTAAGAAGATTTTCGCAGTGTAATGATAGAAATGCCCCTATACAGAAGAGGCAGTAACCTTCACGGCGCCAACGCATATCGTCTCGTAAACCAGCACGAAGCCACAATTCTGTCGTCCAATAATATCGGAAGCCATCCTGTTTACACCGCCCGTGTAAACGAGTCCAATACATACAACCGCGCCCACGTCAACATGTTAAGCAACTATATAGCAAATAGGTTGCGCAACTATTCGTCTCCGAATACTAAACGAAAACTGAAAAATATGACGAATGCTATATTTAACAAGCGTGCAGAGGTCCAAAAAGGCCATGAACAGAATTATATGAGGAAGTTTGCCTTATATAAAGAACGGGTCGAGACACTTCGCAGCTTGCGAAAATTTCTTGAAAACCAACACCAGCCCGTCGCCAACATCACGTCCCAAATAAACGCCGAGACCGCTGCTTATACAGCCGCCACCAACCAATGGGTCCGGCATCAGAATCAACTCAAGTATTGGCGGTGGGTGAAGAACGTGGTTGTACCAGCCGTCTATCGCAAAATTTAAATAAAATATAAGTAACTACTAAATGACTATCGGTTCCCGCGCTCAAGTGTACCACGGCAACGCCACCGAGACCGCAGGCGGCCTCAAGAAGAAGGATCTGAAGATGGTCAAGGGCGAAATCGTCAGCAAGTCCAAGTCCAAGGATGAGAAGAAGAACCCATGGATAAAGGCGGTCGCAAAGGCCAAGAAGGAGCTGGGCATCAAGGGCTTTGCGCTGGTCCAGGGCCCTCTTCTGGC